AATCTGAATGGCTTAACAACTTTATTTCACATGGCGGTATTCGGAAATGCATATTGGCTAATTAAGCGTGGTGCAAGAGGTATCGTAAACATTACAAACATTCACCCAACAGAAATTTCTGTATCAGAAGATAACAAAGGTGTAATTTATTATCAGATTGGCGGAAAGAATTATTCTAAGGCAGACATTGTTCACCTTAAACTATTAAATTCTGCATCTGCAACAAAATTATTAGGCGAAGGACCAATTCAAAGACACAAAGCGGTATTGCGTAGTGCATTAGATTTACACAACTATGCAGACAATTGGTTCCGTACCGCAGCAGTTCCAACAGGAACGCTAACAACAACAGAATTTCTATCTGAGGATGTAGCAAAGCAAAATAAAGATGCTTTTATTACATCTCAGCAAGATAGAAGTGTTGCTGTGTTATCGTCAGGATTAAAATATGAATCTATCTCATTAAATCCTGAAGAAGCACAGTTCTTAGAAAATCAAAAGTTCATCAATCGTCAAATCGCTTTGATGTTTGGTGTACCACCAATGTATTTGTCCATGGCTATTGAAGGTCAGGGTATGACATACATTAATGGAAATGAAGATAGAACAAGATTGTATGATGATGGATTACAGCAATATATTGTAAGAATTCAGCAGGCAATCACAGACTTGCTTCCAAGAGGGCAGAAGGCTGAGTTTAATTTAACTGAGTTCCTTCGTCCAAATCAGAATGCAAGATATCAAGCCTATGCAATTGGTTTAGATAAAGGCTTCCTAACAGTTGACGAAGTTCGTGAAATGGAAGGAATGCCAATGATGGATGCACAACCTGCTCCAACACCTGACCAACCTATAGCATAGAATGGAGTAATGGAAATGGATAATTTAATCACTCGCTCGTTTGAAATACGAGCAACAGACACAGAGAAGCGTGAAGTTTCAGGTGTGGCTGTTCCATTCAATGAAACAATTGACATTGGTGGTGGATGGTCTGAGCGTTTTGAAAAAGGTGCTTTTGATACAACTGCAGATGTTAAATTGTTTCGTGACCACACAGAAATAATTGGACGAGTAACCGAAATGGAAGAATCCGATGAAGGTTTAATAATTCGTGCAAAGATTTCTGAAACAATTTTGGGAAATGAGACACTTAACTTAGTTAAGGATGGAGCAATCCGCTCATTCTCAGTTGGATTCATCCCAGTAATAGATGAAAAGAAAGAAAAAACAATCGTTCGTAAGAAGGTTGACCTAAAGGAAGTTTCACTTGTGGCATTTCCTGCTTACGAAAATGCTTCAGTTACTGAAGTAAGAGAAGTCAAGGAGGAAATAATGACTGAAAACAAAGATTACTCTGCAGACATTGCAGAAGTTCGTAATCACGCAGAAGAATTAGAGCGCAGACTTGATGTTCTCGCTACTACTTCTGTTAATACTCCTGCTAAAGCACAGTTCCGTTCATATGGTGAATGGGTAAAGGCTGTTGCAGCAGGTAATGAGGATGCTATTGAATTGCATCGCTCATTCACAGGTGCAGACACAGGCGATTCAATTGTAAAGAACGCTTGGGTATCTGATACTGTTCGCATTCTCAATGCAGGTCGTCCAACATTTTCTGTATTCTCAACAGGTGCACTACCTGCTGATGGTATGAATGTTGAATATCCAAAAGTAAATACAAATACTCTCGCAGTTGGCGAGCAGGCTGCTGAAGGAGATGCACTCTCCTATGGTAAGTTGACTCTTACATCTGCTACCGCTCCAATCAAGACATATGGTGGTTACACAGATATGTCTCGTCAGGTTGTAGAGCGTTCAAGCGTTAACTATGTTGACACAGCATTCCGTGCAATGGTAGCAAAGTATGCTGCTCAAACAAACGCTGCTGTTCGTGCAAAGTTGATTTCCGAAGTAGCAAACTTCAATTCATCTGCACTTGGTGCTTGGACTGCAACAGAAATCATTGATTCACTTGCAGAAGCAGCAACTAAGGTAAATGGCGATACAGGACTTCCATTGGAATTCATCCTTGTATCATCTGATGTATTTCGTTTAATTGCAAAGACAGTTGATGGAATGGACCGCCCAATCCTTTCAAATGTTGGCGCAACACAGAACACATATGGTTCAATCAATCCAGTTGGTTTGACAGGAAATATTCTTGGTCTACCAGTTGTTGTTGACCCATCACTTGCAAATCTATCATTCTACGCAGGTAACTCTGCAGCACTCACAAACTTTGAGTCTGCTGGTGCACCATTCCGTTTGAATGACGAAGATATCACAACACTTACAAATTCCTTCTCTGTTTACGGATACTTGGGTATCGCAGTTCCAGAGCCAAAGGCACTTTGCGTAATTGCATAACAATTTAAAGGAGTAATGACATGGATTGGACAGACTTAAAGGCATATGTAGGAGCATCAAGTAATGATGATGCATATGTAGAAGAATGTTGGGACACAGCAAAGGAATTAGTTGCATCTTATATTCAAAGTGCAAAAGTTCCTGTAGGTGTGTTGAAGCGTTGCTATCTTGAAGTTGGTTCAGAATTATTCCAGCGTCGTAACGCACCAATGGGAGTGGCACAATATGCTACATATGATGGTGCTCCCATAAACACAGCAAGAGACCCTCTCGTTGGTGTGTATCCTTTACTTAATCGCTACATGGTGAGGTTTGCATGAACATTGGTGCAGTAAGAGATGATTTAGAGTCTGCCATTATTCTTGGCGGTATATCTAAAGTCTATAAATATGTACCTGAAAGACCAGTTCCTTTATGTGCAATAATGGAACCTGATACAGAATTTATTACAGTATATGAAAATCAATATGATGCAGATTATGCATCTAATTGGAAAGTATTAATACTTGTTCCATATGCAACTAATGAAACTGAAACAGAAAATCTTGATGATACATTAGATACTCTTATCCCTGCAATATGGGAATACACCACAGCAAGTCGCCTTACTGTAGACAAACCATTTATTCAAGAAGTAAATGGCGCAAGATTTCTTGCAACAAATATAAACATTTCAATTGATATTGAAGGAGGAAATTGACATGGCACGAATTAAAGGTAAATCTATCGTGTTTGAAATCAATGGTACAGAATATGCAGGTGCAGCAAGCAATGTGACTTTCTCATCTGCCGTTAATACTCTTGGTTTTGGAACTTACGAAGATTCTCTTGATTTTACATGTGCTGTAACTGGTTTTCAGGATACAGCATCTAACTCGTTTCACACTTGGCTTTGGTCACATCCTGGTCAAACTGTAAACATTTCATATGCACCACATGGAAACGCATCACCTTCTGCAGCACAACCATGGTTCACAGCCACAGGTTACGCAGAAGTTGTTCCTGATTTAGGTGGAGCAGCAGGTGAGTTCTTCACCTTTGACATTAACTTTATTCTTGATGGAAAGCCTGAAAGAGTAGAGTCGTTCTAATGAGTGGCTATGGCAGAAGCAATTAGCATAACTATAGATTCTAAAGAGGCTATTAAAGCACTTGAGAATTTTGCAAAATCTATTGATAACGATATGAAAACCGCTAACAAAGAGATTTCGCAAGAAGTGGCTAATAAGGCTTCTGCCTTAGCACCTAAAAGAACTGGAGCACTTGCATCTTCTATAGTTGCATTTGCTGATGCAGAAAAAGCACAAGTTTCATCTGCAATTCCATATGCAGGTGTTATTGAATATGGATGGGATGATAGAAATATTCAAGCACAACCATATTTAAGACCAGCAGTAAATCAAACTATGGGATTTATTGAACAATCTTATAGTAAAGAAATAGATGACAAGATAAAGAAATATAACCTAAATTAACGGAGGCAGTAATGAATAACGATTTAATGTCCACGCTTAAGTGGAAAGAATTATCAGAGATTGAAGAATATCTAAACTTACCCATGGATGAATGGGATACCTGTACATCAAAAGCAAAATTAGCATTTGCAATGCAATATATGATGGCAAAGCGAAATAACCCATCCATTACAATAGAGGAAGCGGAAGGTATGACAATTTCCGAATTGTCTGATATCTCAGGGATGGATATAACTGTCCCAAAAGAAGTTCCTTCAGCCTAAATGCTATGGCGAGATTCTGTATTGCTACAGGATACACGCCACAACAGTTTTGGGAACTGACATATGAAGAATATGGCGCAATGGTTGAAGAACTAAACAGGAGGAAGTAGTGGCACAAAAGATACAAATTGATATTGTTGCTGATACACAAAAATTAACTCAAGGTGTAAATGAAGCAAGTAGTCAAGTAACAGGTCTTAGTGATGGTTTGAAAGGTGCTGCTGCTGCAGCAACTGCTGCTGCCTCCGCATTCGTATTAAAGCAAGGCGTTTCATTTCTTAAAGATGGAATAGATGAGGCTAAAGAAGCCAAACAAGTAATGACAGAAGCCACCACAACATTTGGTGAAGGTTCTGCTGCATTACAAAAAATTACTGCTGATGCTGAAAAGTTTGGCAAAGCAATGGCAGTTGATAATGATGAGATTATTAAACTTGCTACACAGTTAGGTTCTCGTTTACCTGCAGATGCAAAAGCATTATCTGCTGAATTAGTTAATCTTGGTTTTGATGTTGAAGCATATACTGCTGGAGCAGTTAGTGCTGAAACAATGACAGGAAAACTTGCTAAAGCACTTGCAGATGGAGAATTAAAGGCATCAGACCTTGAAAAAATTGTTCCTGACCTATCTGCTGCGGTATATGAACAAGCAGAAGCAGCATCAAAGGCTGGAGATAATCAAAAAGCCTTAACACTTATTATTGATGCAGCACAAAAGAAATATGGAGATGCTGCAGAAAAAAATGTTACATCAACACAAAAGTTTGATACAGCACTTGCTAATTTAAAAGAATCTGTTGGTACAAAAGTTTTGCCAATTGTAGAAAAATTTATTAATGGACTAACAACATTAATTGAAAAGTTTGATGGACTTCCAACACCAGTTCAAAATCTTATTCTTGGATTAACTGGAGTTGTAGCAATTGGAGGTCCACTACTAACATTCCTTGCAAGTGCTAAAACTGCTTTAGTTACATTAGGAATTGTTAAAGGTACAACTACAGTAGCAACTGGTGCATTAACTACCGCCACAGGAGCACAAACAGTAGCAACAGGCGCAGCAACCGCAGCCACATCATTATTGACTATTGCTATGTATGCCCTGCCAATTATGGCTGTTATTGGTTTAATTATTTTATTAGTAAAGAATTGGGACGATATTGTTGAAGTAGTTAAAAAGGTTTGGACAGCCTTTACTGAATGGCTACCAAAAGCATGGGAAGAAGTTAAAAAGTTTGCAAATAAAGTTATTGGTTTTGTTGGAGATATAGTTGAAGCATACTTATCACTACCACGCAAAATGTTTGATATTGGTAAAAATATTTTGGAAGGTTTGTGGAATGGTATGAGAAATATGATTGGTTGGTTAAAGAATAAAGTATTAGATTTGTTTGAAGATATTCTTCCATCATGGGCAAGAAAAGCACTTGGTATTAAATCTCCATCAAGAGTATTCGCTGGTATAGGTAAAAATGTTGCTGATGGTTTATGGAAAGGTTTAAATGAAAAACAATCATTTCTAAAAAATAATATTTATGATTATTTTGGAGATTTAGTTCCTGATTGGGCTAAAGAAGCATTACAAATTAAATCA